CACCCGACAGCTTGACATAACACTTAAACACAGGAGACTTATTCCATGAGTAATGCTTTAACAGTTGGTGGACGTCCATCAATTATCGACCAGATCAATTCGGGCTTGAACCCGTTTGAAGATTTGGAGAAAGGTGGCGGCGATTTCTTTGGCGACTACCTTAAAATCAACGGCAACACCGGTGAAATTTCATACGGCAAAGACGGTACTGAATTGGACCCCGGATTTGAAGTTCTTGTTGATGTTGAATCCATCCGCTACGGTTGGCAGTGCTGGAAAGATAGCGAACCTATCGACGAGCGCACTGACTTCTTGATTGGTGGTGACCACGTTGCTGAAGGTGAACTACCTGATCACGGTCCTTATACAGACGAGCAAGACGGTTGGCGTGAGCTATACACGTTGCGCATGGTTCTGATGGGGGAAACACCTGCTGAAGACATTAAGCTGACGTATAACATTGCGTCCGGCGGTGGCAAGAATGCTCTGCGTAAGCTCATCAAAGCTTATATGAAGCAGGTTGTCATGAATGTTGGCGATGATGGTCAAGCGATGATACCAATCGTTGAAATCGATTTGGGTTCATTCATCCCTGCTGTGAAAAAACACGGTAAGAAGTATTTCCCTATCTTTACTCTCAAAGGTTGGGAAGAGCGCAGCGTAGCTATGGAAGCTTTCTCTGACGATGCTGAAGCTGGTGGTTCCGACGACTATGACGACGAGCCAGAACAGAAGCAGATTGCAGCTAAACCTGCAAAGAAGGGGAAGGTGAATGCCAAGCCGCCTGAACCTGAAATTGAGGACGTCGAAGATGAAAACGACGAAGGCAACTATGACGACGGTGAAGCAGAAGTCGAAGAAAAGACGCGCAAAGCTGCTCCAAAACCACGTGGTCGTGGCGAACGGGCATCAAGTGAAGCTGAAGACGACGACGCTGCTGAAGAAGCGGCACCAGCTCCACGTGGTCGCGGTCGAGGGCGTGGACGCTAAGTCCATCCTCTAAAACCTGTCCGCTGTTCCCGAACGGCGGACAGGTTCTTTTACAATCAAAAAAAGACAGGAGACTTTTAAAATGGACTTAACCCCGTTACAGGAGAGGTGTATCCGCGAAGCTGCAAGCTGGTATGGAGACACACAAGGAAACATTGGAGCGCCTGTATTCTATCTTGCGGGGTACGCTGGTTCAGGTAAGTCAACTGTGCTGCCATATCTCATTGAGAAGATGGGGTTGAATGCTAGCGATGTGGCTTTTTGCGCGCCGACAGGCAAAGCTGCAAAAGTTATGACAACAAAATTACGTGAGGTTTATGGTGAGATTGATCGAGCCAAAACAATTCATTCCACCATCTACGTGCCCGGCTCTCAAAAAGTCGATATGCTTGAAAAGCGTATTGAACACACCACGCACAAGTTGGCAGAGCTTCAAAGTAAAAGCGATGAATGGAATACGCTTAATAACGAACTCAAAAGCCTTGAAGCTGAACTTGATGCTGCATACAAGACCAAAGGTGAAATGGTATTCCATTTGAACCCTGATGCTGAAGTAGCACAGAAAAAGCTAATCGTAGTTGATGAAGCTTCTATGGTAGGTTCATCGCTGGCAGAAGACCTTAAGTGGTTCAATATCCCTATCCTAGCGATGGGTGACCCGCTACAGCTCCCGCCTGTTAAGGACAAGCATGGTTTGACCATTGGTAAACCAGACTTCTTCTTGGATGAAATTCACAGACAAGCTTTGGACAATCCTATTATCTGGCTGTCTCAACAAATACGCAAGGGCATAAATATTCAACATGGTTCACATGGTGGTCTTGTGCATATCGTTCGCCCGAAGGATGATGAATGGACAGTAAACATGGATTACAACGCGCAAGTGCTGGTGGGTACTCATAAAACACGATACCGCACTATAAAGAAAATACGTGACGCCATGGGATACAAAGGTATTAATGAACCACAAAAAGACGAGCTGCTGATCTTTGGTAAGAATTCAAAGAATTATGCGAATATGGTGAACGGCACTTTTGCTTGGGTGACAAAAGACGTTGAACCTTTTAAAGAAGGGGTCAATAACTGTATGGTGCATGTGGAAGATCAAGATACAGGTATCAAGTGTGCTGCACTGGCAGCCCAAAGCATATTCGAAGATCATTTCATCACATATGAGCGTAGTCAACGTGACCAAGCTAAAGCCTACTATGGGCTGCGGGATTATGAGCATCTTGATTTTGGTTATGCGATCACCGGGCACAAGTCGCAAGGCTCACAATGGGATAACGTTATCGTCCATGACGAAAGTGGTGTATTTCAACGCGATGCAGACAAATGGTTATATACATGCGTCACCAGAGCTGCTAATGAATTAATACTGGTTATGCGTTAATCACTCGAGACAGAAACTGAAATAGAAAGGATACTCAATGCGTAAGATAGTTGCACTCACAGGTCATAAGGGGTCAGGTAAAGACACTGCCGCCTTATACTTTATGAGCCGAGGCTTTACCAACATGAAGTTCGCCGGCGCCTTGAAAGATATGATTGCTACCTTGATTAAATATCAAGGAGGTTCCACTCGACTTATTGCGGACATGATTGAAGGTCATTTGAAAGAGGTGCCTTCAAACCTTTATCTTGGTGGCAAATCACCACGTGAAGCAATGATATTGCTTGGCACTGAATGGGCACGTGACCTGATCAATGAAGAGTTGTGGGTGAATACGTTAGTAAACCGCGTGCAAGCTACCTCTGACTACGTTGTCATAACAGATTGCCGTTTCGATAACGAAGAGAAGGCAATCAGAGACTTGGGTGGTAAGATTATTCGTATCGTGCGCCCGGACAATGCATCAAATGTATTCCAAGATCATCCGTCTGAAGCATACATTCCTAAAATGAATGTTGATTTGGAAATCGTAAACGATGGCACCATCGAAGCCTTGCATGAGGCTGTTGTTAACGCAATGGTGGAGCTGTATAAATGAGTTTCTCTGCTAAAGTAATTGCGCATTCATCCTCTGAAGATTGTCCTGATCTGATCACTATGGAAGTGTCCTATCCACGGTTTATCCATTCTGAAGTAATGACGCACCGTGAATTTTCACGCAATGCATCGTCGTCACGCGCTATCCCCGTCGCCCGTATGTTGAAAAACATATTGTCGGACCCCGCCGGACCGGTGCATTGGGGCACCAATATGCCCGGCATGCAAGCACTGTATGAATTGTCAGGCGTGCGCCTGTTGATTGCTAAGGGTTTGTGGCAGCTTGGTTGTTATACCAGTGTTGGTATCGCTTGGGCAATGATGAAAGCGGGTGCTCACAAACAGATCGCTAACCGCATCACTGAACCCTACGCTCATATCAAGGTTTTGATCACTTCAAGTAATTGGTCAAATTTCTTCCACCTGCGTGCACACCAAGATGCGCAGCCGGAAATTCATGAGCTTGCAATACTCATTCGTGAAGCGATCAAAGATAGCACACCTACACCTATGGAAGAAGGTGAGTGGCATCTACCTTATGTTTCACGTGGTGAACAAAAGGCGTGCGCCTATCAGCTTATTGAGCAAGGCTACGCACAGGAAGAAATCGATCAATACTTGCTCAAAATGTCAACGGCAAGATGCGCACGTGTTTCTTACGACGACTTCGATGGTAAACCATCAAACATGACAAATGATGTAAAATTGTTTGACAAGCTGGTCGGTTCAGAACCTTTACATGCATCACCGACCGAGCACCAAGCCACACCAGACCCTCATACCGACAATCGTGAAGCATGGGGTAACTTCAAAGGGTGGCGACAGTATCGCAAATCTTTCTTGAACGAGGCAATAAAGGACCCTGAAGCATGGAAGCAATAATTAGCCTTAAAGACGTCGCAATGGAAGACGGTAACGTTGGCGTTGAAATGACTGTAAAAATGTCAGGCGAAGAACCAAAGGAAAATACATTCCTGAAGGATTCACCTACAGCCGCCTTCACTATTGCTATTCATCAACTGCATTCTTCAGGTGATTATCTTGATATTGCAGCCCAATT